TATTACCTTTGTATTAGTCCTAACTGGTAGCGTAATCTCTACAAACTCTACATCTTTACGAGCCAAAAGTATTACTAAGACTCCTATAACCCCTAACATTATATACTCTCTTAACTTTATCATCTATTTACTGCCTTTAATTATTACGCTGTCTTAATATATACGTCTACAGTTACTACATAACTTACGGCTGTAGAGGTTAAAAAGTCTGTAGTCTTACTAGGAGCTATATTATGACTAAGAGTCCTCCAGTCTATCCAGTAATCTACAGTATTTGTAGCTATATAGTCTGCAGCCATAATATCGTCTACCTGCTTAGCTATTCCTACTGTAGCGTTAGCGTTAATAGCTAGTAAAGTAGTAGCCTTATCAGCCTCATCTACAGTAGCCTTTAATACGTTTAGCGTCATTGTTCTAACATACTCCTCGTCTGAGAAAATAGTTACTGCAGGAGCTACAAAGTCTGCAGGCTGTAATTGACTAGGAATAGAAACCCTAGTACCTTGATTAGTTAATGCCATTTTTCTGTTATTTTAAAGTTAAATTATACTCCAGTTTTGCCTGCCATTTACTGCGTCAGGCTTACAGTCCTCAGTCTCAAAATACCTAGCAAATAAAGTAGTATCTGTATTAAGATATTTGTCTACTAGGCCAAACTTGCTATCTGCGTCTCTCTTGGCCTGTAACTGTATCTGAGCTAGTCTAGCCTCAGATATTGGCTCAGAGTCCTGAGAGCTCTTTACAGTAGCTCCAAAAGGTGTAAAATTGGTATTAATCATCTCAGTATACCTAGCGTAAGCTAAGTCAGCTATTACAGCCTTAATACCTAAATGTATAAAGTTCCTGCCTGCTACTGTAAAGGTAGAGCCTGCGAATAGGTCTACCCATCCTGCTACTACAGAGGCCTTATTAGCTACTACGTCAAAATAAAAGTCTCCTAAGACGTTGTACAGGTCTACAGTCTCAGCTAAATTAATAGCCTCGTCTGCTTTGTCAGTATCAATTTTATTACCTATATCTCTTAGAGCTCTCAGCTCCGTATTAGTCAGTATCGCCATTTTCTATAGTTGTATCAGGGTTAATAATTACAGGAGAGCCTATTTTTAATGCCTTAGGGTAAGTATCGTCTGTCCAATGAGTGCCAATAAGATTAAATAACTCCTCGAACATTTCTCTATCCTCCTCTCTAGACTCCCATAGTATATTTTTCATGCTAGCTATCATAGCTGCAGAGTCTCCAAATAATGTATTATCTGAAAGGTCTAAAAGAGCTCTAGGAATAGAATAAGCTAGAGCTATATTCTTTTTAGCCTGCTCGTCTGAGTACTTAAATAGGCTATCGTTATACTCAGAGCTTAAATCTCCTAGAGTAAAGTCCTCTTTAAGGTCTCCAGTAACAGTATTAGACTCTAGTAATAAAACTCTGCCTGCGTTCTCTGCTCCCTGAGCATTTTCTAAATTATTTTTAAAGCTGCGTCTCTCCTCCTCAGTAGCGAAAGGCTTTACTACCATTATTTTGATATTTAAAAAACCTTTCTCAGAGCCTTTAGACCTAAATTTTTGAGAGTTAGCCTCCAGTAGAGCCTCGTCCATTACTGGTAAAAGGTCTGACTCTGCATAAACCTCGTTAGTATCTTTTTTAAGGCATAAAATCTGGCCTTTATAATTCTCAATACCTTTAGCTGCCTCTATCTGAGTCTCTAGGACTTTCTTATTAGGGTTAAAGGTATCAATAATAGAGAATCTTTTAGCGTTAATTTTACGGCCTAGCTTTTTATCCCAATTATCGTAAATTATCCATTTTCCAGAATAGCCTTTATCGTCTGCTTTACCTAGTCTTACTTTTTTGGTATCTACCAGAGTAAAGCCGTTAATTTTTAGAGTAGCGTCGTAAGTAATATGAAAGTAAACGTTATTCTGTTTAGCAAATACTTTAGAGCTAATCCTTAGCATTTGATTTAAAGTCTGGTCTCTCTTATTTATAATAAAATTACCTGCCTCTGCAAACGCTTTACCGTAAATAGCCTTAGCTACTTTATCTACTGCACTTTTTGCAGTAACAGAGTTGCTAATTAGAGCCTCTATTAAACTAGGATGAGCGTTATCAGCTCCCCAATTAAAAACCTCTAGCCTTTTATCTGCCTTTATATCTAGTACGTTACCTGCTACTGCGTCAAAATGTAGTTTCATGCTTATTTTTTGTTTTTGTACTCAGCTAATTTAACCTGTATAATAGCCTCTATGAAATCAGCTTTTTTAGTACCGAAAGGAGCAGGTACTTCTGGATATTGTGTCTTTAAATCCTGCATTTTGATTTTGTTTAAATCCTTTCTCATGCAATCATCACAAGGTACGGCTGTCTCCTCATCACAACAATCGTCAGCCTCCATAATAATAGCTTTACCTGCGTCTATAATCTCCTCCCAATTCTCTGGAAAGGTTTTAAAGAGTACAATACGCTCCTTATTTCTGGCTATATATTCTATAGCTAGAGTATCAGTTAAAAGGCTCTGAGAAACTCTCTCAGGACTCCCTTTTTTCATTCTGTAAATAGCGTTAGGATTTTTTAATTCAAATTTTGACATAACTTTAAGATTTTTAAGATAGCTTAGCATAAACATTACATCTCCTCCGCAAGTTCTACAAACCTTACGGCCTGTTAATCTATAATATTCTGCATCTAATACGTTAATATGTTTTAGAGCTTGCGTCTGAGGTAGTTCTAGTATCTCTGCTATCGTCATTAGTATTTTTCTTTAGGATGCACTAAAGGCAGTCTAGGTATTAATCCAGACTGCCATAGTACAAAGAACAGTAAATAAATGAATAGAGTTATTTTTAAGTACTACTACCTACTATATCGGACTAAATTTAGCGTCAAAAGCAGTTTCAGTAGTTGCAAAATTAGTTTCTATAAGGATATTATAAGGATATTTCTCTACAGTACCCTCTCTAGTTCCCAATGTAAACAGTAAACTGCCTCCATTTTCGTTAGAGTTTCCGTCTAGTTGTGTTAATTCAAGTCCAGAATCCCATCCGTAAATCTTAAAGGCCTCAGCGTTAGCAGCTCCTTTGTAAGCAGTTTTAACTACTACAATAAACCTACCATTTTTGAGCTCGTTAGCTCTCTCAGCGTTAAGAGCGTTAGATACAGACAGCCTAGCAGCAAAGCTATGACTAAATCCGTCTACGTCCTCAGCGTTAGCAGCAAATGTTACTGCAGTAGAGGCTAATTCCTTATACCAACTTACATCAAAACCTACAGCCAAAGCTACTAGGTCTGTAATGGTAGCTCCTGCCTGTACAGAAGATACAAAGTCTACATCGTCATAATTCAATATGACAGCTTTACCTCCGTCTAGACCTTTTAAAGGAGCGTCTGCACAATCAAAAAGAATATCGGCAGTTATTTTTTTATTACAAGCCATTGTTATATTTTTAAAAGGTTAAAAAAAGGCCTAACCTATAAGGAGAGGCCTTTTAAATTACTACTATACTAAGGTAAACTCGACAATCTGGTCAATATTGGCAGGTACTACTCCTGCTTTACCTTTAAAACGTAAGTACATTTTATCGTCAGTCTTATCATACCAAACCTCTGCAGCAGTCTCCTCAGACTCTACGTCAGAACCGATAATAAAGTCAGCTCCTCTACCTGCAAAAAGCCTGTCAGTAGTAGCTAATCCTCTAATACGTTGTACGATAGCTTTGCTACCTCCAATACGGTAAACTCCATCGTCGTGCTCAGCGTCATAATGATACTGGTTAGCAGTTTTTTGAGCAGCAATATACAAATCAAATACATCGTCTCCTACTAGGATAGAAAAGTCCTCAGACCTTTTTACGTCAATAGCAGCGTTAGTATACATACCCTCAACAATACCGATAACATTGGCTGCTATGATACCAGTTACGGCAGTAATACCGCTAGGATTGCCGTTAACGGCTGCTCCTGCGTCAATTAATTTAATGAAACCATCAAACAACTGGTAAGAGCCTGACAAAGTATTACCCTGCCAGTAAGTCAATTCCAAGGTAGAGTTAATACCTGCTACTGCTACATCTACAAGAGTCTCCTCCCAAGGTTTCAGAGCGTCAGTATTCTTACTACCTGCTCCTATTACTTGATTAGGTAATTTATCCTCTAAATCTGCCTGACAGTAAGACTTGTATACTGTAAAAGGTGCTACGCTAATAGTTACCTCAGTAATTACATCGTCTCCGCTAGGAGTAGGACAGTTACCTGCCTGTAAAGTAGTTGTGCCTGTAATCAAAGGAATTTTCATACTCCCTTTAACACCTGCCTGCATTAATGCAAATCTACCAGTATCTCCACCGATAAATAAAGCCTTAGTTAGGGGATTTACTTCCCTAGCTACATAATCTGAAAAACCTGTTACGTCGTAAGCCATTGTTTTTTCTTTTTTAAGTTAAAAATAATTATTAGTAAATAAACTCTAACTCCTAAATTTGTTAGCTAGGGAATTAGATTTTTTTGATTTATTGTCTGGCTCTAAATCTGGAGAGCCGATAAGTTTTTTAAGAGCTACTATCTCCTCTTTATTGTCATTCTCGATTTTTTCAAGTTTAGCGTCAAAATCAGCCTGAGCCAATATAAGAGCGTCTCCTGCATCTTTAGTAACTTTAGCGAATAACTCAGCTAAAAGTTTCTCTAGCTCCTCAGACGTTAGCTCAACTGCTGCTGTAGCCTCTAAAGCTAATCTATCTGCCTCCTCCTGAGCCTCTCTAGCAATTTTCTGCTCTGGAGTCTCCTCTACGTCCTCTGCAGGAATAACCTCCGTAAGAGCTCCGTCTAGAAATACCCAAGTTTCGCCTGTAGGAGATACATACTCTCCGTTAGCTGCCTCTCCGTCTACAGTAGCCATATCTCCAACTACTGGAGCAGCATCCTCTGCTACGTCTGGAAAGGTAATCTCTACTCCGTTAGCGTCCTGCAGTACTAAAGCTACTACCTCTGCCTCTGGAGCTTTTCCAAAGTTCTTGATACTTTGAATTAACTCATCAAATTTAGTCATAATTGTATTTTTATCTATGTTAGTAATAACCTCCTTTTTAGCAGGCCTCTCTTTTAAATAAGCTACTGCCTGCAAAGGTAAATCTAAAGTAGTAGCAAAGCCTAAACTAAAAGCCTCGTCTCCGCTAATAAAAGTATCCTCATTAAGTAAAGCAGTTAAGGTAGCCTCGTCAATATCTAAATGACCTTTGTAAAATTGTACCATCTCAGACTCTAAAGCTTTGAGCTGTTTACTCATATCTGCTAAGTCCTCTGAGCCTCCAGTAAAACCCATTACGAAAGGAAAATGTATCATAAGCCTATCTGCTCCTGCAGGTACTACCCTTTCTGAGCCTGCCATAAAAATATTAGCAGCTATACTGTAGGCCATAGTTGCAATAGTTTTAACTGGTAAAGGTAGAGCTCTCAGATAATCATAAATAGCAGTACCTACTGCTACTGAGCCTCCAATACTATTAATATGAACC